CCAAATGGCCTACATGGATTACTCCTGGTATGGCGCTGGTAAGGTTCGTTTTGGTTTCAAAGATCAAAACGGCAACGTGAAATATTTCCATTCATTCATTCACAACAACAAGAAGACAGAAGCCTATCTGCGTTCGGGTAACCTTCCTGCGCGGTATGACATCCAGAATATTGGGCAGCCATCTTATGTCCCAGCTCTGGCCCACTGGGGTACATCTGTCATCATGGATGGTGAGTTTAATGACGATAAGGCGTACATCTTTAACGCTTCATCGAACACGATCAACGTAACAGGTGCCGCGACAATTACCGTAACGGGTAAAGTGGAATACCGAAACAACATCTACTATGGCGTAGATGGGAACCGATTGCGTCAGCTCGAATACGCGCTTGTCGTAAACCAATCATCTACTTACCAGGAGATCCCGAGAGGGGCTAAGATTACTGGCGCTAATCTCCAGAGTAATACGTTGACCGATAACCCGCGTGAGCGTGATTTCAATCAAACGCCATACCAGCCATCGATCAGAAGCTCTGAGGGTTTCAATTACGGCGGGATCGAAACTCGAGATCTATTGCTAGTTGACCGACAGCCAACAGGAACATCGGGAACCAACAGCTCATACACTGTCACCCTGGCTGACGCAGCGCAGCCTGTGACAATTGATGTGCCGTTGATCTCTATCCGATTGGCTCCAGCTGTTGACACAAACACGATCGGTCTTCTGGGCCAGCGTGAGGTAATCAACCGCATGCAGCTGATCTTGAACTCGGTGGGCGTTCTAACAACCCACGCATGTGAGATCGAGCTCAGACTGAATGGCTACATAGACAACATCGATTGGAGCAGGGTTACCAACCCGTCACTATCGCAGCTGGTTTATCACAACCCGCAGGATAAGGTGACTGGCGGAACAACGATCTACTCATTCAAAGCTCAAGGCTCGACAGGCACCAGCGGTCGCCAACAGATCCAAACAACAGAGCAGTTGGGTGAGGTTGCTGTATTGGGTAACTCAATCCTGGGCGGAGACAACATCTTCCCTGATGGCCCAGACATCCTGACAGTTGTGGCTCGACTAACAGAAGACCCATCATCTGTTACTGGATCAAACCCATTCACAGTTGCTGGGCGTTTGTCCTGGTCTGAATCGCAGGCCTAATCATGACGGGCGAAATGATGGAAATATGGAGCTTCCTGTTAACCCTCTCCATGGGGGTAGCAGGATGGTTTCTTAGAGATAAAGCTAGGGAGCTTCAGAGAATACAAATATTGGTTAACAAGACCAGGGAAGAAATTGCCCGTGACTATGTCACTAAGCAAGAGGTCCATGCTGATATTGATCGAGTGCTAAACCGATTGGAGGTTCTCGATAGCAAACTAGACAGACTGATGGAGCGGTAGGTTTGGAGACGGACTGGGCTATGATCGTCAACCTGGGATGGGGAGCAATGCTGGCAGCAGTCGGTTGGTTTGTTCGCATTCTGTGGGATGCCGTTCAAAAGTTAAAATTAGATCTGCATACGTTAGAGGTTCATTTGCCGACAACATATGTAGAAAAATCAGAAATGAAATCACTGCTCGAAAACTTAAAAAGAGAGCAAAAGGAGGACATTAAAGAGCTGAAGGATTTGATCGAAAGGATTGACCAAAAGCTCGACCGTAAAGTTTAGGAGGTTCACATGCTGGCGGAATTGGCTGCGGCTAACGCTGCGTACCAGGTCATCAAGACTACGCTGCAAAATGGCGGCGAACTTATGCAAGCAGGCCAGCATGTCGCAAAATTCTTTGAAAGCAAAGAGAGCCTCGAGAAAACCGTAAATAAAAAAGGCGGTAAAAAGAAAACTGAACTTGAGGAGTTCATGGCCCTCGAGGAGCTGAAGCAAAAAGAAGATCAGCTCAAACAATGGATGATATATGCAGGCCGACCTGGCCTTCATTCGGATTGGATCAACTTCCAGGTTCAAAGAGCAAGGGAGCGAAAAGAAGAACAAAGAAAGAAGATGCGGGAAAAAATAGAAAGGCAAGAAAGGTGGGCGGAAATTGCTGCTGCTTTTGGAATCGGCCTTTTAATAATCCTAGGCATCGGAGTCGCGTTAGCAATTGGTTATTTTTTGCTGATAGCGTCATAACTGGGGATCAGTATGGCACATGAGAAAACATTTTTAGAGCAGCTGGCAGAGTTCAAATTATTGCCGCGCATTATGATGGCCATGTTTTCTGTCAGCGCCTGGCGTGTTGTTGAATGGTTCATGACGCTGCCAGATCCAACACACTCTCAGGCAGCCCTGGTTTCTGTGGTAACAGGTGCAGCCACTGGATGTTTTGCTGTATGGGTAAACCATGAGGGTAAGACATCAACATGAAAGATCTCGACCTATCAAAAATAATCGTTAGCCTGGTCCCGCTTTTACTCGCTGCAATGTGGTGGGTTATCAGTTCTATCGGGGCAATCAACCAGGACATTCATGGCATCAAAGCTCATCTCATGCTTTTGATCGATCCCCAGGGGCAGATCATTGCAAGCCCTGGAAACGCAATAGCCAGGCAAGAGCTGCGCGAAGAAATGATGGTTTTGTTTCATGATCTACAAGTTAGAGCGAGTTTGCTGGAGGCCGAGGTAGATAGACTAAAACAACAGCAAGGAGACTAAAATGTTACAAGCACTCATTGGCCCTGTCGCAGGCCTGCTCGATAAGTTTGTCGAGGATAAAGACGCGAAAGCCAAGCTGGCTCATGACATAGCAACCATGGCCGAGCGCCACATGCATGAAGCCAACATGGGGCAGATCGAAATCAACAAAGCCGAAGCCACGCATCGATCAATCTTTGTGGCGGGTTGGCGACCCTTTTTGGGGTGGGGCTTGAGCTTTTCGATGATATGGCATTTCGTTTTGGTACCTATGATTACGTTCGGTTTCGCCTATGCTGGGGTCACCCCGCCAGAGCTACCCGCTTTTGACATGGATAGCTTGATGACTGTGTTGCTCGGCATGCTAGGCCTTGGTGGTCTGCGCACGTTCGAGAAAGCAAAAGGATTAACAAAATGAGTTTCAAATTATCTAAGCGCAGCCTGTCCCGCCTCGAGGGCGTAAATCCCAAGATGGTCGCAATCGTCAAGCGCGCGATCGAGCTGACCACTGTCGATTTCGGAGTTACAGAAGGCATGCGCAGCCTGGAAACCCAGCGCAAATATGTTGCCGCAGGCAAGAGCCAGACGATGAACAGCAAGCACCTGACAGGCGATGCCGTGGACGTTGTTGCTTATGTGGGTTCGGCGGTCAGCTGGGAACTCAACTTGTATGATGATATCGCTGATGCATTCAAAGCAGCAGCCATCGAGCTAGAGACACCGATCCTCTGGGGGGCAGCCTGGAACGTGCCAGACATTACCAAATGGGAAGGCACCATGAATGATGCGATGATGCATTATATTGATGAAAGGCGCTCACAATCGAGAAAACCATTTATTGATGGGCCTCACTACCAATTGGCATGATTTCCTGCTGACCCTCATCGGCAGATGTTGGCCCCCCCAATTAAGGGGGGGTCTTTTTTAATCCAAGTCCTGGCAGAATTTGTTTTCGTTCTCAAACTCAATGATGTCATCGATCGAGTATCGAACCTCTGCGTTACGACCTGGCCCTAGTTTGATGTAAGCAGGACCACCACCAGCAACCCGCCATTTTCGTAGCGTGTTTTCAGCAAGGCTCCAGCGCTGAGACAACTCTTCAGTCGTTAGTAATTGTTGACTCATCCTCAACGCCCCCGTTTGATTCATGCCAGGCTTGTTGATCGGCAGCCTCATCCTGTCCAGAAACAATGGCTGACTCCGCCATAGAGGCCCGTAGACGCGACAAAGGCGCTGCCTGCTGCTCTGGTGCTGGAGTGATGTTTACTGGCCCTGACGGGGCTCTCTGCGCGAAGCCAGAGGCCTCGAGATCTGCAGCCATTACCTGGTCAATATCTGCGCTCGATGGCAGGCGTTTAGCCAGGCGGCGGATGACAGTCTTTTTAGCCATCTCATCCCACCAGTCAGCCCACGGTCCAAACTTACCAGCGCGGCTGGATGCTCTTACCTTTTCAACATCGGCAACTGACATCACCTCGCGGTAAATTGCACCATCTTTGGTTTTGGCAATTGCGTAGGCTGCGATCGGCTTGCCTCGATCCTGGCCCAGGAAAGGTGTGTGAGTGATGTTTTCATCATCGCCCAGGGTGTATTCAAATTTATCCTGGTCATACACAACATGCGCAGCGATCGACAGCAGCTCACCGCTGTTGCGGATCTTTTTCAATATGCCACCGACCATCGGCATGTACTGAACCTTTGGACCTTCTTTGGTGCGGAAGATCACTGGTGCAGCCTCGCGGCCATCGAGCAGCAAACCATCCTGGGCTGCTTTCATTGCAGTGCCGAGCAGGCTACGGCGGTCAGCATGCAGCAGTTCTGGGTTCATCTGAACTGCAGTCATTGTGGTGCGGATAAACTTTTCCACTGGGATCTGAGGCGGCAGCGCAGAGCTGAACTCGCTTTCCATTTTTACCAGCGTCCCGCGCATCGCTTCCATTGGGGTCAATGCTTTTTCCTGGGCCAACTCGACCTGTGTGTTTTCTGTAGTCATGATTATTTCTCCTTCTTTTGGTTTACGCGGAAAGATCTGAACCCAGCTCGGCCACCAACGTAGGTGCCAACCATGTCAGGGGTAATCAGTGTTCCCTCGCTTGGTTTCGTCATGCCGCATGAAACAGTCGCGCCAAATGACGTTAAGATTTTTGATGCATCGCCAGCCATTTCCAGGATCTGAGCTTTGTATTGTTTGGCCAGGTTAGCCATGTCTTTGGCCTCTTTGTTTACAAACTGATACTGCTTAATCATGTCCTCAAGCTCGGCATTAGCCTCGGCAACCAGGTTCGCGGTTGCGCTGTTGCGCAGCTCTTTGATGATAAAGTCAGCGTCCTTTGTGTAATCAGGATCTGGCGCGTCATTGGCCTCAACAGCCTGCCAGAAGCCTTTGACCCTGGCGCGGATATCCTGGCCGATATTTTTATCACGCTGTCGCAGGATGATCTTTTGCGTGTTGCCACCGACCAGGGCAACGATCGCGCACCAGTCGATGTCTGCAACTTCCATTTGATGCTGCACCTGGAGCTCAATGTGCTCGGGTGCCTCGATGTTGCCGTTACCGTCATCGATCCAGTTGCGGCTATACACGATGCCATCTACGTTTTTGATTTCCATGATGCCTGGTTGTGCTGAGTCATCATGGCCGATGATCTTGTAATCGAATGAGCTGCCGATGCGATCGTCAGGGTCACGCATATAACAGTCCATTTTTTCAACGACCCAGTTTTGGTCCTCGGCAGCGCCATGGGCAATCGTGTCCTCGAGGCGGCGGCCCCAAAGCATGCGCTCATTGTCATCGATCTCAACCACCTGGCCATCGCGCTTTTGGTGGAACAGCTCAAACGCGCTCATGTAAGGGCTCAACCCGTACAAGGCAGAGATCTCAGTTGATGTGACATCCTGGACCCGATGCTTTAGCCAGGTTTGTTTGTCGGTGAAGGGGATAATTTTTGCAGTCATTAGTTGTTCTCCATATATTCAAAGATTGCGTCCTGGATTTCAGAGTCGATGCGCGAGTCAATTTTTCTCTCGAGCCATTTTGCTCGATAGCCACGGCGATCCAGGATCTCATAGTCGCCGCAGCCACCTTCTGCTGGGTAGCAGTCTTCTGGTGGGCCATAGGTTTTGGCTGGGACATACTCTTCATAAGAGAGCACATTGATGATGCAGGGGATGCCTGCCAGGCGGAAATCAATTTCACACATGATCGTCAAACCTCACATAAATGAAGTAGCCGCCGATCATTAGCGCGAAACCGAAACCAGCAACCATCAGCATTTCGCTGATCGTGTTTGCCTGGTCCATGCATGCACCGTCACAGTCGTTAGCGGAACCCATGACCATGATCAGGCCAATGAAAACCAAGGTGCCGCCGATAGTGCGTCCGATAAAATTTCCCATGATCACACCTCGAACTGGATGAGTGTGTATTTGGCAATGGTTTTGCCGTTCGGCAGCTCAACATTATCAGTGTAGATATTGTGGCCAGCGTCACGCAGATCTTTGATCCGCGCAGCGAGTCGAAAGCAGCCATACTCGCTAAGAGCTTCCAGGGCTGTGATCGAACCGACAGTTTTTAGATGGTGAAAGATGTCATTTGTTTGGCTCATATTACGATCCTCAATGCGTCTTCATCAGAGTCAGGCTGCGCATACAAAGTGATGCTAAAAACTTGCCCTGATTTGGTTTCTATTTTCAGTTCACGATAGGCGGTTGTGGTGTTATTAGTCTCACCCTCGAGGCGAAGCTCCACTACATCGTGAATAGCTAAGTCGATGTTCTCTCTCATACTGCCACCTCTTCTGCAGCTCCCTGAGACAGAGCAATCCATTCTTTCATGTCGGTCAACGAACCGTAATGTTGGTAGCCACGGTCATCGAGGCAGACAAAATCGCCGCGCCAGCTGTCGCTAGTTTTGACGTTGAAAAGCAGCTGCTCACCATGCTTGCAGTTAGCAACAACAGAAACACCAAGATCGCCAGCAGCAGCAACCAGGGTGCGGTTAAGTTTAGATCGAGTGATGATTGTCATACGCTTCTCCTTTATTGAACGTGTAGACATTATATCAACATATTAGAACAACACAAGTGGGTTTATGTTCCTGTGCGAATACATACGAAACACGCACGTTGCCAGGGCGTTGATCATAGGGCAACATGTACAAATGGAAAAAAGAATACTGACACCAGTTGAGCTATCGACCCGCGCCTTTGGTGGGGTGCGCAAACTTGCCAGGGCGATAGACCGAGATCCAGCAGCTGTTAGCCGTTGGAAAAAATCAGGAACAGTTCCAAGTGCAGCGCA